TAACCACCGCCGAGGAAGAGAAGCAGCTGAGCCGTCAGAACGCCGGCAACCAGGCTTTGGCGGCTAGCGTTGCCCGCATGGAAAAGCAGTTTAACCAGCTGCTGAACACCTCTAACGGTCGCGTTGTGCCACGTACTACCGGCACGTCGAATGACAAGAAGCGGGTACTCTGACATGGCCCATGCACTGAGTAACCACGGGGCGAAAATGTTCGCCCAGCTGCAGCTGGATATCGCTGAGACCTACGGCGTCGATACGGCTGTCCGGATGTTCAACGTAGAACCGTCAGTGGCCCAGGAGCTGAACGACGCGATCACTCACCAGGCCGACTTCCTGGATCGCATCAACGTCGTCCTGGTAAGCGAGATCAAAGGCCAGAAGGTGTTTCTGGGCACCAATGGTCCGGTAACTGGCCGTACCAACACCAAGACCACCGACCGCGAAGCTGTCGATGCGTCGTCGTTGGACGATGACACTTACGAGCTGTCGGCAACTGAATCCGACGTCAGCCTGGCTTACGCGAAGATCGACGCCTGGGCGAAATTCCCAGAGTTTCACGCCAAGTATTCTGCAGCCGTGCAACGTCAGATCGCGCTGGATCGCATCATGGTCGGTTTCCACGGCACACATGCGGCTGTGCAAACTGACAAGCTGCAGTACCCACTTCTGCAGGACGTGAACACGGGTTGGCTGGCGCAACTGCGCGTCAAAGCCCCTGCCCAAGTCATGGACGAAGGTGGCGACTATGCCAACCTCGACGCCTTGGTACACGACGCCAAGCAACTGGTCGACGAGCGCTTGCGTGAGGGCGGTGACCTGATCGCAATCATCGGTTCGGATCTGCTGGCGGCCGACAAGGCCAAGCTGTACGCCAAGCAAGGCAGCACCCCAACCGAAAAAGAACGCATTGAGTTGGCCCAGGTGATTTCCACCTATGGCGGCCTGCCGTCGTTCAACGTGCCGTATTTCCCGGTCGATGGCGTTCTGGTCACCAGCTTCGACAACCTGTCTATCTACGTCCAGGACACCAGCTGGCGTAAGCAGACCATCGACAATCCGAAACGCAGCCGCGTCGAAGATTACAACAGCCGTAACGAAGGCTATGTGATCGAGCAGCTGGAAAAAGCCGGCCTGATCGAGAACGTCGAAGTTCTGCCAGATCCTCAAGTGGTGGCAGCGTGAGTTTGGCACTGGCGCACAAGCGCCGCGTGATCGCCCAGGGCTCAGCGGCCGCGTCCGCCAGTGCCATCCCGGCGACCTATTCACCTGGTGCCGCCCTCAACAGCCCGGCCAATGCGCAGAAGCACTTGAAGCTGATGGAAGTCGCGCTGGCCGGTGACCTCGATCGTCTGCACCAGTTGAACAGTCTGGACCAGCGTCAGCAGCTCAAGCGTTCCGAGCTGCTGCCCAAGTACCAGGACTACGTCACCCGTTACCGCGAGTCGGGGCTGAACTTCCCCAACCAGGTGCTGGTGTACGTCCTGATCTGGCTGTTCGACACCGGCGAGTTTGTCGCTGGCCATGAGCTGGCGGACTTCGCCATGTCCCAGGGCCAAGAGCTGCCGGAACGCTTCCGCCGCGACATCCCGACCTTCGTTGCTGACGCCGTGATCGAGTGGGCCGAGGCCGAGGAGAGAGCGGGGCGCAGTCCTGAGCCGTATGTGACAGATCTGCTGCCCCGGGTTGACGGCGAATGGAAGCTGTTCGAGCGCATCCCGGCTCGCTACCACCGACTGTTGGGCTTACTAGCCATGGCTCGCAAGGACTGGGCGGCTGCAGTCACCCATCTGGAGCGTGCCGAGGTTCTGTACCCGGAAATCCGCGTCGAAACCCGCCTGAAAGGTGCCCGCAAGGCCTTGGCCAAGCAACAGGCCCAATCCAGCGACCCGACGACCGCTGCAATCGCCACACAGCTGGATGCCGCGCTGCAGGCGACTGATACCGAAGAAGACGCCGGCGACGGCACCGAATAACCGACTACCCCCTGCAGGGAGCTGCCACGGAACGACTAGGTCATTTATGACCCCGGTCTGCCCCGAAGCCGCACCTGCCCTATTTGAGCGTCCAGCAATGAGCGGCTTTTCAGGTAAACCCACCACCTTTGTGGATCAGGCGATCAAGAACGACGGCTTTTGGCCGGACCTCTCTGTGTCTGAATTCCAGAAGGCGTACCGCCTGCCGGCGGAATACCTGGTCGACATGCTGGACGCTGACCTAACCATGGCCATGCACGAGGTAAACCTCGACCTGGCTGCGTGTAAAGCGCGCTGGCAGGGCGCTGGAGTGTCAAGCGTTGAGTCTGCAGACACCACCGTCCTGCCGGAGCGCACCTTTAAAGTCGATCTGTACAAGCGCGCCGTCTACTGCCGCGCCAAGGCCAGCTTGCTGACCCAGTTCGCAACCGTCACCCGCCGCGACTCTGCCGAGAACACCGGCAAGGATCTGCCCGAGCGCTCCGACACCTTTCTGGCGTTCAGTCAGCAAGCCGTGCGAGCTATCCAGGGTCGCGGCCGCATCACGGCGAAGTTGCTGTGATCAAGCTCCGGGCGCTGACCGCCTACCTCATCGAACGCCAGCTGGTGGCCACCGAGCAGCTCGACAGCTGGACCGACCAGGTGCAGGTCGACCTGCTCTGGAAGCCCGACGAAAAGGGCATGTACATGGGCGACCTGAACTACACCGCCACGATCTCCTTTGAGCGTTTCGCCGATAGCCCTGCGCGGCTGATCGCCCTGGTGGGCAGTTGGCTGGAAGCGAATGACGAAGATCGAGAGGGTCTAGCCGCGCCGACGTTTGTCATCGACATGCTGGACGACGATCTGGCCGACGTCGACCTGACTCTGCAGTTCAGCGAGCCGCAGTACCTGGCCGAGGATCCGGCCGGCGAGATCGAGGTTTACGGCAAGCGTTGGTCAGCGGTCCCGTTTGAACTGTGGGTCGCTGAGAGCGGCGAGGTGGTACGCAATGACGACGTCTAGCCCGCTCAGCATCGACATTCGCGGCCTTTTGGGGGCTGAGGATCTGTTGGCCCTGTTGGAACTGCCACCGGTGAAACGCCGGCGTCTGCTGAACAACGTCAGTAAGCGTGTGCGCAGTCTCAGCCGTGGCCGTGTGCGTAACCAGACCAACGTCGACGGCACGCCGTTCGCGCCCCGTAAGGACCCGGCCAAGTCAAAAAAGAAGATGGAAAGCGGCCTGGCCAAGCTCCTCGATGTCGTGAAGCTGACCGACCAAGAGGCCGAATTGGGCTGGCGTAACCGCCTGACCCGGTACGTCGCCGCGCAGCAGAACAACGGCGGCAGCGAGCGCGTCACCGCGCACCAAATGCGCGAGCTGAGCAAGGTTCCACCAGGCACCGCGGCTACTGAAAAACAGGCCAAGCGCCTGCGCCAACTCAACTACCGGATCCGCCTGCCAGGCAAGAAAAAGCCTTCCAAACCCAGCGTTTCGTGGATCCAGCAGAACCTGGAATACACCAAGGCGGGTCTGCTGATCCGCGTCCTGGACACCGAACACAAAGCCTCAACCGGTAAGCAGGCCTGGAACATCCAGTTGCCTGCCCGCCAATTCCTCGGCGCGAGCCCTAGCGAGACCAGCCAGCTGGTCAACCTGGTGCTGCGCCAAACCATCACATCCCCGCGATAGAGGCATCCCATGGCACTCGGCAGAGTCTCAGTCAATAACCAGAACCTTGGCCAAGGCACCGCCACCGAGGTGGAACGTCTGTTCCTCTTCATCGGGCCAGGCGCCAAAAACATCGGCCAGGTCATCGCTCTCAATACTGAAAGCGACCTGGACGTCCAGCTGGGCATTCCGCCCAGCGACCTTAAAACCCAAGTGATCGCCGCCCGGGCAAATGGCGGCGATCGTTGGAACGCCTTGGCTATGCCGATCGCGACCGATGGCGACTGGTTGGCAGCGTTCACCTACGCCCAGCAGCACGGCTACGACGTCGAGGCCGTGGTGATCACCAAGCCGGTGACCACCAAGGCAGAGCTGGACAGCATGAACACCGCCGCCGTATCGGTGCAGAACACCTACGGCCGACGCCTGTTCATCATCGCGGCCACTGCTGGCATCGACAGCGCGACCGAATCCTGGGCGACCTATCAAACGGCCCAGCGTGACCTGGTGAACGGCCTGGTGGCCGATCGCGTGCTTGCGGTCCCACAGCTGCACGGCAACAACCTGGGCGTGCTGGCCGGTCGCTTGGCCAACGCGGCCGTAAGTATTGCCGACACACCCATGCGAGTGGCCACTGGTGCGCTGATGGGCTTGGGCGCTACGCCTGTGGACAAAGACGGCGTGCCCCTGCAGTCCTCGACCAGCGTTGTGCTCGATGCAGC